CTCCCTACTCTCGGTCTCCTCACTTTCTGATACTTCAGTGTTTGACTGCTCTTCAGCAGAAAAGGAAGCATCTTCCTGCGGTGTTTGTTCTAACCCTGACGAGGAGTCAGCAGTAACCTCTGCTGTGTTTACGTCATTTACCTCATTATCCATAAAAATAACCTACATTTTAACGACTTTAGTGTCGACTAGGTGGATAAAATTATATAAAGAACTTCCTCGATTAGGCTTGTGACCTCTATCCTATTATAGCATAGGGGTTACTTATGAGCCTTGTGCAGGGGGTTCGAGGAAGACCCCCTACCCAAAAATCACAAGTTTGGTGTCAACGCCTCCTCAGGCGGTATCTGTTGTTCTAATTCTGGTGGCATACCCTCTGGTGGTGGCGGTGGAGCCATCATTTGCTCCTGTGCCATTGCCATTTCTACCATTTCCATTTTCTCTTCTGCAAGTCTCTGTTTCTCTTCTTCTGGGTCAATATCAAAGTTCTGTAGTAAGGTCTGCCTACTTATATCTCCCCCTCCTCTTAACATGGTCAGAATCTCTCTCTTGCCCTCCTTAGTGTGTGAAATACCTCCAGTTATCTTTACTTTCACCTCTGGGTTCTTTGGTATTATTGTTGCACCTTCTGGCACTTCGTCTACCTGTCCGCTAATGACTGAGTAAATGTCTCCTGTCTCTGTCCTAAATGGTTTGCTTATTAACTGGTAATCATAACCTAACTCTAGTATGTCCTCCCCTAGCCTACTTAGTGTGTCTGCAAGGTTGTCTATTAAGTCTACAATGTTCGTGTAAGCATTAGCTACTAGAGTGTCAAAGGCTACACCTGCTGTAACTCCTGCTGGTGCCTTCCCCATGAACGCCTCGTGAGCCGCTCCTATGTTCTGCATATAATCCTTTAAGTTGTCTATCTGCTTGAATGGTGTTGAACTCATTGGCTTCATGTCCATTTGCTGTATTGTGTGTCCTGGCTTGTGCCTTAGTATCTGCCCGTTCTTGTTGTTGATTATCTTAATACCTGAATTAGAGTCAGTACTATACTTACCCTTACTAAACAGGATGTTGTATTCTAGGATAGCCTTCTCTAAGTAATTCAATGCCTTGTTAAGTGGCACTATGTTCTTAACCCAACCCTCTCCGTATATCTCGTTAGTGTTAATGTCTGGGAAATAAATCTCAAAAGGAAGTTTCTTAAAGTTAGTGAGCTCGTTTCTTAGTATCTTGCCTTCACTTGTAGTAACAACCCTTATCCCCTCGTCAGTAACACACCAAGTCTCGTGAAGTAGCATATTGCTAGAAGTTGAGGAAGTGTCCCCTGAGCTAGTATTGATAAGCTCCTTATACATACTCTCTGAAGTCTTGCTTGTGGTCGAGAGATCCTTTATAGCGTCCTGGTCGTAATTAGGATTCTTTTCTACTATCTCCTTTGGTCTGCTTATAACCTTTACTACATACCTTGCACTCTCCATGTCCTTAGCATAAGGGTCAATATAGGTGTCAAAAGGGTCAAGAACTTGCACCCATGGTAACCCCTCTCCGTCGTCTGCATTAGCGTCATAACCATACTGGAATATTCCTTGCCCATAAAGCAACCCAAACAAAACAGCCTTTTTAACTAACTGCTTCATTCTTAATTTGTCGTAAACAAACCCAAGATACTGTCCCAAGACTTGTGAAGTCCCTGGGTCAAGCTGTGCATAAGGCAAAGCATCAACGTCCCATGTAGGCTGAGTCCTTGTTACAGCACCCCTTATAGCCCTGCAAATGGAATACGTTTGATTGATTTGGAAGTCTAAAGGGTCTCTACTACCCCAACTTAGCTTCCCTGTGTCTTTGTTATACCTTACATTATGCCACCCTCTGTAATAAGCGTCATTGATAAACCATTGCCTCTCTATATTGGCACTCCTGAAGTTCTTACTCTCCTCAAACTTAGCCTCCGTATACTCTACCCAATAGGTATCGTCATACTGCTTGTCCCCTTCTCTCTCTGGCTTTCCTATTAAGCCCTTAATGGTGTCTTTAATTGCCATAGCTCTTTACTTTAACTTAGTCCCTCGAATCTTCCAATATTGGTATTTCTGTTATATCGACCTCTGGGTCAATCATCTCTTCTTCTTCCTCAGGCTCGTCCTGAACTGAAATGTATTCTGTTAAGTCCTTGCTCTTGATTAACTCGTGTAAGTGTTCTCTCTCGTTTTTTCCGAGTATTAGCATGACAATCCCAAGGGCTATTAAACCCAGCACGGCAATTCCTGCTATTATTGCTAACATTAGTTCCATATGTTAATTATATCACACCTAGTATATACTCCCTCCGTCTTCCATGAGGTCGCCCCCATCGTCTAAAATATCAATAATGTCGTCCTGCTCTGGGTCTTGGTAGGTAATGTCTTCTGTATCACTAATAACTCTACCATACTCATCTAACTGTGGATGTTCAAACCAATCTGGCCTACTCATGACTAAATACCTAAGGGTGTCAACCAGGTCGTCCCCTAACTTAAATGGCTTAGCCCTATCTGCATCACTTCCCTCTTTCCACTTCCTCCAGTGGTAGTCTCTCATTTCTTCTAGTAACTTCTCACACCTTCTTGAAATAAATATCTTATTCTCTCTTAGCAGTCTTGTAACCCTGTTGATTCCTGCCATAACATCGTTGTCTCCTGGAATAAGTGGCCAACCCTCTTCTCTTAACTGGTCAAACATGCTCATACCACTGGTCTGCTGTGTTCCCTTACTTGCAGGGTCAATGATATAAGAGCTTATCTCCTGGGTCTGTAACTTGTTTCTGACTAACAGGGCCTTTAACTCTCTGCTAATACCTCCTGCGTCTAAGTGTTGCTCCCTAACCTCGTCGATAATAAACAGGTTGTGGTTTACATCCTCCTTGGCTAGTAGTATTGCAGTAGGGTGATTCCAACCAACGTCAATGGACACAAAAAATATGTCCGTAGGAACTCTCTTGGCTGGGTCTTTAACGTGTATCTCTTCCTCAAAGTCTGGGTATATAAGTCCTTCAAACTTCTCGAAAGACGCTAAATACTCCTGTCTAAACATAGCCTCACTAAGGTCTTGCTTAGCCTTCTCAATAAGTAGCTTGTCAATGTAAGGGTTCTCTTCTGTAGCATACCTCCAGGTGGCGTAGTCTTTGTCCCCTTCTGTCCCTGGCTTGTAAAAGTTCTCATAAACCCAATCGTATCCCTGTGGGGTTGTTGTTATCCAGGCGTAACCACCCTTGTCTGTAAGTGCAGGGTATATGACCTCCCATACCTCTCTGTTCATAAAGGAAGCCTCATCCATCCACACCCAGTCCAGTCCCACACCTCTTAACCTGTCAGGGTTGTCTCCACTTCTGAATGTTATCTGGCTTCCGTTGATTAACTCTATCTTGTGATCCTGTCTGTTCCAGGCTTTCAATACATGACTAGGGCACCAGTCCATGAACATAGGGATATTAACGTCTTTAAGCATAGGGTATGTAGGGGCTATTATCATTCCCTTTGTAGGCCTACCCACTTCCTGTGCCTTCTCATCAGCCCACCTTAGGGCTTCTATCGTGCCTGAGAGTGACTTACCACCTCTTCTTCCAGCAATAAGCGTCCTGAACCTAGCAGGGCTATTATGAAATTCCCTTTGGAACTTGTGGGGCTCATATATCTTCTGAATCATCCTCGTCTAATCCTTTAATGAAAATACCTGCTGACAAGGACTCACCCTTACTTGTAATATCCGTAGCCTTAGGAGGCTTCATCATTGCGAACTCCCATACCATCCTAAGTAAACTAGCAAACTCCTTGTTGTCTGTCTCAGGGTCGTTGAGCCTCTTCCTTAGGTTCTCGTAGTCCTGCCTAACGTCATCTGCGGTATAACAT